GCCCTTGTTCGACATCCCGGCTTCGTCGAGCACATTCGCGTGATCATCGTTCTCCGCCTTGTTCTTCCCGACGACCAACTGATTCGTCTTGGGGTTGAACAAGAAGAGCCGATCCTGCTTCGTGAAGTCCAGCTTCCCAGTCACGAGATGCGCGTTGTCGTTGTCTTCGTAGTCCTCCTTCTCGCTCGCCGAGCCGTCCTCGCCTATCGACCCACCAACCAGTCCCTTGCGTCCGCTGTGGCCGTAGTCCCCACTCCCCTTGCCGCCTAGCGCGCGATCGATAAGGACATCGGCCCACCACTGTGGCTGGGTAGGCGATGGTGGGTGGGTGCGCGTAGGGAGACCGGCCCGGCTCAACAACTGAGCCATGACCGACACCACAACCCGACGCGCGACCTCAGGCGTCATACGGGGGATCCATTCCCGTTGCCGACTTCGGCCAAGGCCTTGGCTACGATCGCAGCGGCGAGGTCGATGTCGTCGTCAATGAGGGCGGCTTCCATCGCGGCCACGTCCAATGCTTTGCCACCCTTCTTGCCGTTCTTGCCGTCGGTGCCGTCCTTGCCATTACCCGATGGTTTGTCACCGAACGGCGGTTTGCCACCGACCACGGCCGCTTGCGCGGTGGCCTTCGCCTTGGCCAGGTCCTGCTCGGCTTTGAGTTTGGCATCGTTCTCGGCTTGCTGCTCCTCGGTGAAGGGTTCGTAGCCAAGGATCTTGTCGCGAATCTCACTAGTGGTAATGACGATCTCGCCCTGGGTCTTGTTCACGGTGGCGGCTGCGCCAGCAAGGGCCATCCGCTGCGCATCGTTCAGGTTCTTGACTTCGGGCCAGCGCACGTGGTACTCTTCTGGCTCGGGTAGGACACCAAGGCTGATCAACTGGTCCACGAAGGGCCGCACGATCGATGGCTCGGCGTAGTCGGTGCGTCGGTCCGATACGCGGTCCTCGAAATTTGATTGATCCTGGGTACTAGCGAGCTCGCCACGCTCCGAGCCCATAAGGATGCGCTGGGGAATCCCTGTCGTGGCAGAGATGAGATCAATGAGGCTGCTGACTGAGGGGCCGAACTGGGCTACCTGACTACCCAGATCCTGGATGTCTACTCCTCGGGTAGTCAACAGACGCCGCAGGTCCTGCGTGTACTCCTCGAGCTGGAGGTGCAGGGCATCGGTCTGTGCCTGGGTAGGCATCGGCAATGCGGGGTCCATCTTGATCTGCTTGCCGCCATCGACACGTTTCCAGAACGCTTCGCTACCCCCGCCAACGCACTTGATGAGGTCGTCCAAGTAGTTCCAGCACGGCTCCAAACGTGGGGTACCGTACAATGGAGAATCGAGTGCGTCTTCGGCCGCGACGTGGCTGATGCGAGACCAGTGGACACGTGTCCCTATGGATGGGGCGTAGGGATACGACCGCGCCACCTGGAGTAGAGAGTAGTACATCGGCTTCGAGAATCGCTCGTTGGTCTTATCCTCGTTGAATGACTCCACCAGGACGTCGCGTTCGGAGAACGCATTGACGTACTTGAGATCTTGAGGGGCGCACTTGTCCAGTGGGGTACTGTAATCACCTGGCGCACCCAGCATGATGATGGCGAAGTGACCTAGCCCCGCCAACACATCGGTGCGTTTGAACAACGACCACAACTGCAACCGATCAGCGAGATCCGCGAATGCTTTCTCGAACTCGGTCTCGGTATCGGGGTCCTCGTCCTCGATCAGTTCAACGCCACCACGCCAGGTCGACTTGGCGAATGTGTCGACGATGCGTTTCGCGATACCGCCTCGACGGTACCGGTCCCAGTAATCACGCGGAGAGATGAACCTGCGGTACCCTAGCGCCACGTCCATCCGGCGACGGCCCCCGAACTGCGACCCACCGATGCCGTAGTCCCCCATCATCGAGGACAACTCGGCTCGACCAATTAAAGGTGACAAGGCATTGCCTCGTCCCCCATCCCCATAGTCAGGCATACATCACCACGTCAATGCTCCGTTGAGTACAGGTACCCGCAGCTTCTCAGCCAGGTACCGCAGTGAGTCTATCGTGTGGTTCTTTTTATCCTCAAGCACAGGGATGATCTGACCCGTGAGCTTGTTCTTCTTGAAAGAATATGCAGTGAGCTCATCGGCCACGTGCCGACACCGACTGTGCACCACTAGGTCATAGCTCTTGAGAAACTGGATACCCTCCTCGATGCTGCCTGGTCCCTTCTTGGCACCGATGATGCGTGGGTACCCATGACGTGTCATGTAGGAGATGGTCTCTGGTCTGGCTGAGTCGGTAACGAGTTCCCACGCACGCCCCATGGCCTGACACGTAGGCTTCTCCCATGATCGGTGTGCGCGATCGATGTCAATGTCGTGCACATGGTCTAACTGGCAACCTAGTTGGTCAAACAAGGCCGGCGTATCATCGATGTCGCAACCGACGCGATACACCTCGGCATCGATGTACATCGTACGGCCGTTCACAAAGCCACGCACCAGTACGGTGGGATCAGTGGCGAATCCCCAATCGCCGCCGAACAAGAACTCGGCTTCTGGTGGAGTGTCGAAATCCTCGATGCGCCAGTTCTTGAAGACGCGGGCCTCACTGTTTTTCTCGTACTCGCCTAGCCAGATATGTTCGTACTTTTCTGGATCACGTCGGCGATCCCATTCGAGCTCATCGCGCAGTACCTTGGGCAGATGCGGGTTGTCCGCGTAGTTCGCCTTGACCACGATGGACCCCGGTGGGGCGTTGTTGCGGAGGAAGTTGTCGACCGGATCATTCTCGTGACGTGGGTTCCAGGTGAACCACAGCTCACTATCGTCCCGCCTCAGTGTCGGCCGCAACAGATCAAGGCTACGCTGGGACAGTACCTGCGCTTCTTCTACCCATGCCAGGTCAAAACCTTCTAGCGACTTAATCGACTCAGCGGTATGGTCCTGCATACCCTGGAAGATGATCCTCCCATCACCTGGCGTTTCTATGAACGTGTTCAGTACGCGAAACCTACTGCCTACCTTGTACCGAGTGATGGTGTCTTCCAGTAGTCGCTTGACTGACTGACTCAGGGATCGCTGGAACTCACGAATGCAGACCACGCGACTACCTGGTCGCTGTATGGTACGGTGTACGACCATCTCTGCAAAGGACCACGACTTCGCCGAACCACGACCACCGTACGCGCCCTTGTAGCGTGCGGGCCGGAACAGTGAACTGAACACTGGCGGTATGGCGTTCCTCAACTGGTCCAGTGAGTCCTCCACTTCCAACTGATCCAGCATGCGGTCCAATGTTTCAGGCGATGTCGCAATTAACTCGTCGGCCACTGCATCGACATTGGGGAAGACACGTACCCCACTGGCCTTCCCCGTTACGCGCGCGGGCGCGCTTCGTTTCTTTTGCGCCCGCCGCGTCGGCTTGGTGAGACGCACCTTCATGATGGGTCGCCTCGCATACCGCCTTCAGGGACCATCACGTCTAGCTGTATGGGCTGCACTGGATGACCGAATGTCTGGATACGCAGTCGTACCCGCGCCCCACGCAGGATACGTTCCAATTCATCAGTGTCGAGTTCCCACTCAGTCACTACCAGGCCCTCGCGATTCACTACCGCAGGTAACGGCACATACTCGGGCTGGTCCTTCGCCAGCACCACGGCATGGAAGTTATGCGAATACCCTGAAGGCACTACAGGATTCATGATTGAGGGCCTCCGTTCGTGGTGGTGCTGGGATCGGGTAGTTGCGCCAACGCGGCGTCCTTCGATTTTCGCAGTAGCTTGAGCAGGACGATTTGCTCCTTGCGATCCAGGCGACTCAGGTCGTACGTACCGTCTGGTCCATCGGCGTTCATCCCTACCATGCGGTGGGTCTCTACGGGCTTCCCACTTTCGTAGCTGGCGACGAAGCCGATGTACCGCAGGGCCGTCTTCGCATTGGGATGCCGAATCCCATCACGCAGTTTATAGAGTATGTCGGTGCTGTGGGCCTGCACCACATCACGGCAAATGCTGCGGATGCTGCGTCGCCAGTTCTTCGATGATGAGACCGCATCAGTGCGTGGGGATGCCTTGGGTGACCGCGTTTTGCGCGTGCGTGGCTTGGCGTGACCCCTCGTGCCCATACATACATTATCCCCTATACCTGGGCCATTCATTCTGCCAATCGTAAATTCCCGTCGCTCCGATACGGATACCCTCGGTCAGACCCACGTTCACGGGCGATTTCAGTAAAGCCGGGTCATTGACCCCGGAAACCCCGCGCGGGCGGGGCCGCTTTTGTTCTTCTTTCTTGTTCCCTCTCTTTTCTGCTTGTTCTTCCTCCTTCTTCTTCTCAATACCTCTCTTAATCCTTACTAATTAATCAATAAATTCTAATCATAATTCCAAGTTAGAGACCTCACCACAAAGACACACACCGACCCACACCCGGCCCGGTTTCCAGGGTCAATGCCCACCCCATTGAAAAACATCACGTTCGACCCACGTTCACAGCACTCTTTTCACCCCTACGCAAATTCGTATCGTGAATCAATATTCAAACCGACCCATAACTCAGTCTCTTTTTTGACCCACCCCACTTTCTTGATCCCATCCACTTCCCGTTCATTCGCATTCATCAGTGTCATTTGATACTCACCGATCGTCGACCACTCACCACACCGGCCCGTGTCATCCTCGTGCATCCTCAAACTTCTTTCGACGGTTTCACAGACACGTCGTTTGCATTTCGACGGTGGCCCTCGTCAACGCCACCCACGCCCAACCTTTCCTAAGCTTTTACGATTCTATTTGCGCCGTGGCCTGGGTTCACGGCATATTAAGGTGTGGCCAAGACCCGTCTACGTACTGACTACTGGGTACCCTACCCCGTACCCCCTACCCTGACATGCATCACTTTACCTGAGGTTTTATGCTGATTTCCAATAGTATCGATAACCGTGAGGAGGCCGCATGACGAAGAAACCGACCATGGCGCAACGACTGCTCGCATTGAACCTGCACCGGGCCGCACACCGACGACATCAGCGTTGTCGTATCAAACGTTCACATGGACGAATGGTGCCGTGTCTGGCGTGTGCACGAATGCGTTGCCCGGTATGTCAAGCCGGAGCCGTATGCCCATACAAGAATTGCCCTGGAAATGCGCGTGTCCTAGGTCCACAACCTATCGTGCCCGCTACGACATCCATCATTCCTTCTCGTCGTGGCTACATCCGCATCAAATTCGCCAAGCCGATTTCCATACGGAAGGCCATCACGGTCAAGCTGCGGAAGCCCACTACCCCGGCACGCACTACACCACAGGCCCCACCCGGCCCGTCCATCCTGGTGAATGGCAAGTACTTTACCCCGGATACTCCACCAGATATCCCACGCGATTTCCGCCGCGAACCAGGTGTCTCCTGGCTGCGTGAGGCGAGCACACTACTGGGCAACGCCGTACTCTGGAAGGTAGAACCCAGTCCATGGCCGGCATCGAAATGGCAATTCACTTGGCGAACACCATTGCTGACCGCAGAAGCATCCATCATCAAGCTCGATCCACCTCCAGGAATGCGCCAAACTGGATGGGCACCGATGCCCGCACCAGAGGGCGGCGCAAATTATCCACACACGAAGATTGTGGCCAACTATCGCTTCTTGACAAAGGGGGAACTATGAGACGCCGTCAGTTTACGCCGGTAGCCAAGCCGATCGAAGTGCTGGAGGAGGAATTTTCAGTGGACTATAAACTAGACAAATGGTCCCTGAACCGCAAGTACATCCGTCCGGTACGCCTCACATTGGTACCGAACACCAACGCCGGGCCGACACTCAGTTTCAAACGTAGTCGGCCGCGTATGACCTGGATAGTGCCGCCGGTATCTGTGCCGCTGTACCTATTCGACCCGGTGATGACCGGCCGTCGGCTGATCTTGCGCATCGGCAACGTCTTTGTATGCGACGGGCATCGCTTCCACATCCTGGGCAAGTTCGTGGACCGGCAATACCGTAGGAGTGGACCCCTGACCCGCTGGATAGTGTACCGGGAGGACGCATCGTTGCCCAATGGTGGTGCGCCCGATGTGTGAACGCCCGGCCAAACACGCGCGGCACTGATTTCCGCCCTGCGATACGTTTTAGGCACTATTCGTGGCGGAAAACGACCCATTTTTCGGACGTTTTCCCTGGACTTCATAGGCGAATTCCCATGCTGCTGCTTCTTCGTAGCGTTGAGAAACCCGCGTGTTTGCTAAGCTTTTTGGCCGATTCTCCAACTTTGCGGCCACACCCCTCGGAAACGCCACGCCTGCTCGGTCTAGAAACGCGCATAATTGCTGAATGGACGTGGCGGGGGATTGCAAATAGGTGTTTTGCCCGCCCGCGAAACGTATCGATTCCGCATTGTCATATTTTTCGCGATTTCGCTTAGGGAAAATGCGCGGCGCTGCAGAAACTAACGTAGTTACCGGGCTAACCATTCAAAAACCCTGATTTCGGAGGTTTACGGGGAAGCGCGGGCGGCCCCCGGCCGGTTAACCCCTGTGTTTGCCGCGTTTGGCGGGAATCGTCAAAAATCGTCCGTGGGGAGCGTTTCGGAAACTCGCGAAAAACGTGGGGTTTTCGCACTTTTTATACGAAAATTCGCACTTTTGCTGGACCTCGTTTTTCGGCAACCATTTCTCGGCCGACTTCTGGACTTTCCCTGGACCTTCTGGCGAAAACGTCCCATAAATATGTGAAATTGCTGAATCATAGAAGGTCCAGGAAAAACCCCACTCGCCGGGCGCTTCCCCGCAACCTGCTGCAGCAACAGGAGTTGCGGCCGGAAAATCTGACCTTCTTATTAGGGCCCAGCGCGGCCCGGGCGGGCGTGTTGACACGCGGCCAGAAAAAGGGGATAATAGTGTTGCGGCCCGGGCGGGCCGTGGGGCCGCGTTGTGCCCCGGTGAATATGGAGATGGAAATATGGCTATGAGACGCGGGACGAGACAAGAGTTGCGCAAGCTGCGCGAGATGGTGCGGTGGGCATACGGCGAAGCGGTCTGCTGCTTCTGCCACGAATCGTTGCTGTTCCACGCGGACGGCGACGATACCGACTACGAAGACCCGACAGACGACCCGGCAGCGTCGGCATACAACCCCGGCGACGGAGATGGGTCGCCTCTGGATATGGACGTGACTCTCCACCATCTGAACGGAGACCACCACGACAACACCCGCGCGAACCACGCGTGGGCCCACCGTCGGTGCCACAAGAGCCACCACCTGCGGGAGCAACACGCGGCCCGTCGGGCGGCGAAGCGCAAGAAGTAAAGTTCGTGCGGTCGGCAACATCGTGTATATGGAGATGGATATGAAGACGAAGACGAAGACGGCGAAGACGAAGATGGGCGACGCGCCCAAGTACGTATGCTGCTGCCGGTCAATCAATATGGGGGCCGGTCCGTTGGTGCGTGCGGGCGTCTGCAAGAAGTGCGACGGCCAGATCTGGAAACCCTGGAAGTAAATTCGGTCGGCAACATCGGCAACATCGTGCTGTATATGGAGATGCATATGAAGATGAAGATTGTGGCAAGAGTGAAGAGCAAGAGCAACCCGCGTCGGGTCTACAAGCTGGTCCAGATTGGACCGCGTCGGCGCGACGTGTCGTGTCCGTGCTTGGGATTCCGGTTCGCCCACGGCGCTATTGGGTCCAAGACCAAGCGGTGCCGCCACTTCGAAGAGGCCGGTCTGTGATGAAGACGCCGAAGACGTTCAACCGGCTACGGCCGTTGGACAAGTGCGTGCCCGGCCCGATGGGCTCGGCCATAGTGGCCAAGTTCAAGTCGGGCGACAAAACCAAGTGGGTCGCGGTGGTCGAGCTCCCGGCGCTGGCTGGGTGGTCGGTGGTCACCGCGGTCCACTGGCGCCAGCCGCATATTGTGAAGCAATACTTGGTGCCGACCGCGACCGAGACGGCGGTGCCGCTCCAGGTTCACCACGTGGCTCTGCGGTCGGTGGCCACGTGGTGGGCTCGGGCATATGCGCGCAAGAGCGTGGTGCCGTCCGCCCGCGAAGAGCGCAACCGCCGTCGTCGTGCGGTGGCCAAGGCGTTCGCGGCCCATACGGCGGTGGTGGCGGCGCTGCCCAAGTATCGGACGCCACGGCCACGGCCGCAAGTGTGGACCACGCCGACAACGAAGACGGTGTTCGTGTGCGTGTTCGACCCTGGGGGCAACCGGAAAACGAAACGGCCGCAACCGAAACTGTTCACGCTTCACCGCGCGGGCTGTGACCGAGTGGACTCGGCGCGGTCGCGTGCGGCCAAACACGGTGGGGACAGTTGGGTCGTGCCGGCCGATACGATTGAAGAGGCCCGGCACAAACAGTTGCAAGAGTTCAACAGCGCCCATCGTGGGTACCACTGGCAAGATTTTGGGTTGTGTGAGTGCGAGGGCGCGGCGGTGCTTTTGAAAGGGAGATGAATATGAAGAGCATGGTGGTGTTGACAGTGCTGGTCGAAGTCCCCGAGGGGACGGACCGGACGGCGTTCACGGCGCGGGTGCGTGAAGAGTTGGAATCGTGTCTCGAGATTTTCGGCGGCGACGATGGGCCGACGTTTGATATCGTGCGCGACGATGGGGTCGGCGGCTTGGAGTTCAACGCAGAGTAAACTCGGTTGCAGATGGAGATGGACATGAAGAAAACACGCGTGGTGGAGTATGTGGTGTCGCACGAGTCGCGTCGCAAGAGCTGCTCGGTGTGCCATCGGGTCGTGGGGTCGGGCGAAGAGGACGTGACCGAGCTGTTCGAGCTCGGGTCGTTTCAGTTGGCGGACCCGACGGCCACGGTGTACGATGGGCGTCTGGTGCAAGAGTCGGTGGACTTCTGTACCGCGTGCCTGCCGGGCACGGTGGAAGTCGACTGGGCGACGCCCAAGCCGAAATCGGGTACGCCTACTCGGCTGTGGATGGAAGCGGTCGAGCGGGAGTTCTCGTTGTCGTCGGCGAGCGGTCGGCGGTTCTTGAACGGGCGGATCCTGAAGCCGCGTCGGCAGATGGCCAAGTAGGCAGCGTGGGTACGGGCCGGGCCGCGTGGCCCGGTCCTTTTCAGATGGAGATGAAGATGAAGATCGCATTGAAAGACGTCGCGTCGGTGTACGTTGGGCGAGCGGGTCGGTGCTGCTGCGGGTGCTCGGGTCGTCACCGATACGCGGTGGCTCACCGCAAGGCAAGCAGCAAGCGTCGTGGGTACGCGGTGGACAACGACGAGATCAACGATCGGCAAGTGAAGAAAGTCGTGGGCATACTGGAAGCGAACCCGGCCGCGGTGGATATCCACAACGGGTTCATCTCGTTGGAGCAGGGCGACAAAATGTACGTCGCCTATTTCGTGAAGCGCTAGGCGCTATGGAGATGAAAATGAAGAAGACGAAGACGACCAAGACGACGAAGAAGACGGCGCAGTGGCGTGCGGCGAAAGTCGCGTGCCGATGGTTCGCCCGCTGCGACAACCCAGCGACGGGGACCACGCCGCACCCGGTGTTGGGCGAGGTGCCTACGTGCGGTCGGTGTCATACGTTCGCAACTGGGGAGGTGCGGTGATGGCGAAGCGCAAGACCCCGTCGGCCGAGGTGCTGCATACGGCGGCACTGTTTCTGCACTACTCGTTCCGGGACATTCAAAACCGGTACGCGTGGTTGTCCAACCCGGAACAGCGGTTGTGTTCCGAGGATGAGTTCAACGCACTGACCGAGTTCGTGTCCGACACACTGCGGGTAGACGGGCCGATGTGGCCCGCGCCCGACGTGTGCAAGCACTGCGGTGCGAAGCGAAACAGCCGTGGGCGCATGCCACACAAAGTGACGTGCACACGGCGATGCGGCGGCAAACTGACAGCAGTCTGAAGAGGAGATGAAGATGAAGAAGTACGCAGCACATACGACACGGGGCCGGGTGGCCACGCACAAGAACTCGTTCGCGAAGCGGCGGACACAGACGAAGACGATGTGGGAGCGGGTGCGTGACGAACTGCGGGCCGAAGAGGTGGCCAAGGTCAATGGGTGGACCGCAAAGCACTCGGCGACATGCCGGATGCGCGACGGTATCAAGGTGGCGTCGTGCCCACGCTGTGTCCAGCTGGCGGACCCGAACTACCGGGCACCGCGGTCGGCGCCGCATACGGTGGCCGTGTTCGAGCCGTCGGCTGAGTTGGTGCGGATGGCAGACGACCTGGCCACCGACGCGATCACGCGGCATGAAGACGGCCGCACGGAGTGCCATATGTGTGGTGAGTGGGACCACCACGCAGACGGCTGCCCGATGCCGGTACTGGACGATTGGCTGATGGGCGACAAGGCGACGCAGCAGTATCATTGGGAACAGGTTGAACGTCCGCGTGCGACCGCGCGGCCAACATCGAAGAGGAGATGAAGATGAAGAAAACCAAGACGACGAAGCAGGGCGGACAACAGGCAGTGGACCGGTTCAACCAGCTCTTGGACGACTTCAAGAAGACGGTGGACGCGAATCCACCACGCGGTATGGCGCGCGTGGTCAGCCTGTCGGACCTGAAGACCCGGTCACGCACGGACGACCGGTACGCGCGGTTGGCAATGCTCGCGGCCGAGAACATCGGGTGGGCCGTGCCGCAGGACGAGAATCCGCGGATCGTGGAGCAGGCACTCGCGTGGCTGACCACCAACGCCCGCGAGACGAGCGAAGACGGCGTGGTCGACGAAGTGAACGCGTGTCGGGGTCTGGTGTAACATTCACTGAATAGGGAGATGGAGATGAAGATGATGATCGGTCGGTTGGACAGCGCAGCGCGGCGAAGACGTTTCATAGACATCGACAACAGCTGGATCACACAGGAGACGAAGATGAAGAAGCAGACGAAGACGAAGACGAAGAGCAAGGCGCGGACGTCGTCGGTGAACCACGCGGCCCGTGAGCTGTTGTGGCTCACCATCCAGGCCCAGGACAAGACCCGCAAGGATCTGAAGACCGCCCAGGGTGAGTTGAAGAGCGTGGCGTCGGACATGCGCGAGCAGCTCCGGGACGCGGCCAAGGCGTACCGTGAAGAGGTGCGCGCCATCAAGGACGACTGCGATTGGACACGGCGCGACGCGACGCAGGACATCGCGCAGTGCAAGAAGGATCTCGCGCGGCAGGCCGCGAAGATCGTGGAGCTGAACAAGCAACTGGGGATGAGCGCTCGGTGATATCGGACGGTCCACTATCCAGGATGGCGGCGATACTCCTTTCGTCGGTCCTGGGCGCCACCGTGTCGGGCCGAGCGGGGTGGGATTCGGCCCACTAACATTCAGATGGAGATGCACATGAAGACGAAGATTGCGAAGCGCAAGACCGCGGTGAAGAAGTCGAAGACGAAGCTGACTCGGGTGCAGAAGATCCGGGCGCGTATTGACGCGCTGCTGGCCCAGATCGAGAAGCGGCGCAAGAAGATCACGAAGTACGAGATGCGGTTGAAGCAGGCACAGGCTCAGGCCCACGTGGCGAAGAAGAAGGGGAAGTAGATATGGCGAATGGAAAACAGCAACAGCCGAAGCGTCGGTGGTGCGTGCGGATTGTACAGTGGCCCGGCCGCGAGCGGCTGGTCAATCCCAGATTGCCTGGCGTCTGGATGGAGCAACTCAGTCACATGGGCTCGGTGCAAGTGATCAAGCCGTGGGACGGCACTGCGGAAGGCACCGAGGTGTTCGAGTTCATCTGTCCGGTACCGGGCATCAACGAGCAGCAGTGGGCCGACAGCGAAGCTGAGCGGATGCGGTCGTTCGGTATCAGCGCGGCAGCGGCCCCGATGTGGAAGACTGGAGATGCCCTGTGAAGATTCGGCGTCGTCGAACACCGACCATCGTGGCTCGGCGGATCGCGGTGCGTCGGCGTACCGAAGTTGATCTGGGGATGTTCATGGAAAAGAAGAACGACGACACGGCCGCGGTCATTGCGGCCAAGCTCGCGCAGCTCAATGCCAAGGACTACGTGGTCCTTGGTCTTGAGCCCAGCGACAGCAGCAACACCACCTATGAGATCCGCATGGGGAGCAACCACTCGGTGTACTGCACATGCAAAGGGTGGCAGTACTCGCACACCGGATCGTGCAAGCACCTGGACAGGTTCATTGAGAAATGCCGCAAGCGGTTCGGCGGCAAGCGATAGCAGAGGAGACTGATATGAAGATGAAGATGAAGATGAAGACGGCGTGGCGGCGACGGTCGTGGGTCGCCAATCTACAAGACCCCACTCAGGTGACCGAGTGGAAGTTTCAGTGGGGTCGGTGGTCACAGTTCGGTGTCACACTGCTCGCTAGTTGGGGAGTGGAAGTCTGTGTCCGATGGCCCGGCGGACACTACCGTGCGTACGACACGCGGTGGGCGATGTGGCTGTTCGGCTGGTTGGAGGAGCGTTGGGAACGTGAGCAGATGAAGTACGACGACGACCCGATGGGTCGGCTGTCGGACTTCGAGTGAAGACGAAGAGGGAGATGTAGAATGGCATACGGTACAAAGCGACGAACGAAGAAGATCCGGAACCCCATACGGGTGAAGGAACGCATCGCCAAGAAAGGGGGCCGGTGCGCTGCATGCCGGCTCCGCTTCGAGGCGGGGTCCGAAGTCACGGTGGTGAACATCAAGCGACGGACCTACCACCGGCATACGTGCGTGCCGGCGAACGTCGGTATGCCGCAACCCAGTGGTGGGGTCGGCGCATCGGCGATGACTACCGCGGCCGATGTCGGCACGGCGATGTCTATCAAGTGGACACAGGGGGAAGCCGAGATGGTGGGGCTCCTGGCGTTCGAGAACGCGTTGGCGGTCAAGCTGAAGCGGCAAGTCGGCGGGATCACTGACGCGCAGCGGACGGAGTACAAGAAGTACAACGCTCGCAAGAACATGGCGCTGCGGCCGGGCAGCGAGAACGAGGGTCGGCAAGCGATGATGGCGGCCATCATTTCGTTGGTCCGCTTGGTGTACAGTAACTAGTCAGTTTCAGATGGAGATGAAAATGAGTACCGAAAACAAGTTGATGAAGGTGTTGGGCAAGTCGTTGTCGCTGGACTCACTGGACGATCTCGTACGGGTGCGCTCGAACGAGAACAGCGTGTTGCTGATCGACGTGTCGGGGAGCATGGGTGCGTTCATGCGCAACGGCAAGACGCGTATCAACGGGCTGCGTGAGGTCGTGGCTGGCATCCAGAGCAAGCGGACCACGCAGATGATCGCGTTCGGTTTGAACCCCGGTGCGTCGTTGGACCCCACCGGCCTGGAACCGCGTTCGGCCCAAGGCGAAGTGGACTTCGTGAACGAGGTGCCCGATGCACAGAACACGACGCCGCTGGCCGAGGGGATTGACTTCGCTCGGGTCAATGGGTTCGGTCGCGCGGTGGTCATCTCGGATGGTGCGCCCAACGATCGCAACAAGGCGCTCGACGCGGCCCGCAACTTCGGTGGGCGTGTGGATGTGATCTTCGTGGGTGATCCGGGAGAACCGGGGTCGCTGTTCCTGGAGCAGTTGGCGTCGGCGACCGGCGGGCAGCGGTTCGAAGGTGACTTGTCGGATGTCAAGGAGATCACGGGTGCGGTGATCGGGTTGCTCAACGGCGAGGTCCTCGAGGAGGACGACGATGACGAAGACGACGGAGACGACGACGGAGACAGCGACGACGAGGAAGACGAAGACGACGAAGACTGAGCCCACCGAAAAGGTTCGGTGCAAGCGATGCGGTCGGCGAGTGGTTGTGCGACGGACGAGGGCCTGCGAGTGCGGGTTCCTCGTTCGTCGGCTGTTCACCTAATGTAGAGATGGAGATGAAGATGAAGATGCATATCGTATGCGTGTGCGGAGTGAGATTGAACGTGTCTATGGAGCAGTACTTGAAGATGCGCTGCCCCAAGTGTCAGACCATGCTGGCTCAGGAGATCGAGCGGCAGGCGGTAAGGAATTCGCGGATCGTACACGAGATGACCACATTCGTTCTGAACGAGCGGATGACCGCGAAGCGGTGGACAGTCTTCGACGAGAAGATCGCTCGGGTGCTGGCCAAGCACGAGATCGAGTCGCACGGCGGGACGTGGCCGCCGCCGATGGCAGTGCGTGAGCAGGACCACGAGATCACGGTCTCGCTTGACGAACCGCCGACACCGACGCTGTCGCCGTTGCATACGATGAACGGCGTGCACACCGGCCCGGACCTGATGGGACAGGCATTCCCAGGGTCGGGCGCGTCGAGGAAGTCGAAGACGAAGAAGGCGAAGGCGAAGAAGTCCAAGTCCATCAAGGTGAAGATCCGGAGGAAGAAGTAATGGACTTCAATCTTGTACGCGCCGTCAAACACGTGTACGATCTGGCCGATGCGTTCAACGTGCATCTCACACTCGTAGACGATGTGAAGCGCGATTACGCATTGGCGACGAATGAATGTCCCTGTGGGTGTAGGCGAGCCGCGGTGTTCGCTCACGTCATCGATGATGAGACGGGCTATGCCGTAGTGCTGCACGAGCTCGGGCATACGACTCATCCATGGGGATGTCTACGGTTGATACTCGGTGCCAAACCACCGCAGCCGGGCGCGCATCCGCGTGAACGTCATCGGTGGATGGATCTGAAGCTGGAGGAGGAACGGGCCGCGTGGGAATGGGCACGGCACTATGCGTTGTGCTGGACCACCGCGATGGCTCAGGTCGAGCAACTATGCTACGGCTCGTATGAACAGGCCAAGCAGCGGACGCGATAGGGGTGTGACGTGGAGGATCATTACTCAGTGTACAAGTTCTTTCCGAACGGCCGATACGTGTCGGTCCGTCGGTGGGTCAAGGTCGAGGATGCGGCAAAGATCGCATCGGACACGATCAAAAGTCAGGAGGCAGGAGACGGACGCATCGTCAAGGTGATCATCACGGACGGCGGTGACTGCACCGTGCTCGAATGGAATTTCGGATTGGGCGTCGTGTGGCCACCGATAGTTCGGGAAGCCAGCAATATTCATTGAGATGGAGATGAAGATGACGAATCGAGCTACGCTGTACCACCGCCGGAAAGACGGCGCGGTGAAGGTATGGACGTGTTGGGTGGACGGACCGTGGGTTTGTACCAAGTGGGGTCAACTGAACGGAGTGATGTCGCAGACCGAAGACCGAATGAAACCCAAGCGCGGCGAGTCGGCCGAGCAGCGGGCGATACACAAGTACCGCGACAAGGTGACTCGGCGTATGAACAAAGGCTACGTGGTCCGTCTGACGGCCGTCGTGGGCTCGGTGGAAATGGGAAAAGGTGATGGTCGGCTCGACTTCAACCAGCCACTACCGAAGCATTTCGCCCCGGCCAAGCCGCACAAGGAGATCGACATGGCGCTGGCGAAGAAGTGGGATGAGCAAGACCTGCTGTACATCCAGCGCAAGCGCGATGGGATGCGCCACTACGTGGTGACCGACGACCGTGGGAAGATCTCGGTGTACAGCAGTGGGAAGAATGACGTCACCGAGCATCTGCGGCCGCTGGTCGAGCATTTGAAGTTGCCACCGAAGACGATACTGGACTGCGAGTTGACTGTCACACAACCAGGTCCAGAACGCAAGGACGGATTCTTGTTGGTG